CCAGTATCTCCTTCTCCTTCTTCGCCAGTATAGCTAGACGGTTCAAGCCATCCTGTTTCTCTGTTGTACTCCATGTACCCAGCAATTCCAGTATCGCCAGTGAAACGACACTTAAGCAAACGCACAAGAACCAGATGTGGCATATCACCTTGCTGGTTACGCTCCAAGGCGATGATAGTATCAGAAAGCTGGCGCAGGGCACCAGAACCGCGTAGGTCAGTAATAGAAACAGCGCGTCCTTCTTCATGTGGTTTTCCCTTCTCCGGGTTCTTCAAGTGACAAATCACTACGAGCACAACACCAGTTGACTTAGCGAACCCTTTTAGCTTAGTCATGAGGCGGTCAATCATCTTACGCTCATCCGATTCCTCAGAGGCAGACACGACGATTGATATGTGGTCTAGCACTATAACATCACACCCTAAGCCTGTTCGCATGTAGGCCAGCTTCGCTAACAGCCTGTCAGCTTCGGCCTCCGCAAAGGAGTCATAAAGGTGGAACGTATCGTCTCCAAATAGTTCATCATACCATTCATCGAAACGTCCGTCCTCTGCGATAGCCTTCTTGACTTCATCAGACTGACGCAGACGAACCTTAGTGTTCAAGCCCATCATGTCCTGAATGGTATCCTCAACGGATTCCTCCAGCATCGCTAGGCCAACACGTTTACCCATTCGCTTGCCCCAAGCCAGCGCCTGTTGACGAACGAACGTTGACTTACCCATACCGGAACCGGAAGTGACCATGATGACTTCGCCTCCACGGGCACCCAAGGTTCTATCGTTCAGGCCTTGACAGCCATCGAATAATAAACCTACAGCGTCCTCGGAGGTCATAGCTTCCTTAACGCGGTCTTTGAGTGACAACGCAGAGACAACACCGTCAGGCACCCAAGGGTTCGCGTTCCAGACCTGCTCCAAGATTGCTTTGTCTTCACCCATGAGGTGACACTCATTGGCGTCCTTGTGTGGTAACACAGCAACACGAACCTTGCCAGCCGGGAGAACCTGTGCGGCCTCTTCGACTGCCTTACGGCCTGCGTCATCCATGTCGAACATCAAGATAATCTGCTCGAACTGGTCAAAGTATTCATAGTTAGCGGCGCATGTCTTCTTAGCAGCAGAGGCACCGTGACCCAATGATACGACCGGGTACTTACAGTCTTGGAGTTCCATCACAGTGAGCGCATCAATTTCACCCTCAGTGACCACAATTTTCTTACCACCAGACCAGAGGTGCTTCAAGAACAACGCATCGCTCTTGTGGCTTCCGGTGGTCTTAAAGTTCTTGTCCTTATCGCGCACCTTCTGTGACACGATGGAGCCGTTCTGGTCTCGGTAGTCGGCAACCTGATACATTCGGTTGTCCACTTTCGCCAGCCAGTAGCCAGCCTTTTGGCATGTCTCCTTCGAGATGCCACGGGCAGTCAGGTCAGAGTATCGACCGTTGCTGTCGCCGAAATTCCATACGTCATAGCTCATAGGCTTGCTGCCTCCTGTACGTCTTCTCGTTGATAACTTTGCTTCACGCTCTTTGTTTGCGGGTACTCGATGTTCACACACGAAGCACCATTCATGCCCGTCAGAGTACACAGAGTTACCATCAGAAGACCCACAGTTTTCACATGGAGCATGAAACAGAAAGATACTATCGTCTTCTCGTTCCATAGTACATTCCTTAATCAGTTGCGAGAACAAAGGGAAACCGTTAAGTCTCCCTTTAGTGAGTGTTAATTATTCCTCGGTGTGTTCCTCCGCCTTGATTGGGTCTTTGCACTGACACTGACGTGACGGTACACGACTCTTCAACGGCTTATCACAGCGAATACAAATCATCCTCATGGTATTACCCTCGGTCAGATGTAACCAGTTCGTTCTTCTCCCACCAGCGCTTCAAGTCGAAGGACGGGCAGGCTTTGGGTGCAACGTCATGGTGAGCACGAAGGACTGAACCCTCATACTTCGCCAGCAGCGTGACCAGCAGACTACGCAGCGCTTGCATTTGCGCAGGTGTAAAGTTGGCGGCGAACTTGCCTTTATCATCAATCCCACCCACGAGGCATACGCCTACGGAGTTGTGGTTGTAACCTTTCACATGGGAACCTACAGCCAGTTCATCGCGGCCTGCTTCCACAGTGCCATCACGCTTGATGATGAAGTGATATCCTACGTCTAACCAGCCCTGCTCTTTGTGCCACTGACGAATCTCACGAACGCCAATGTTCTGGCTTGGCTTGGTTGCTGAGCAATGCACAAAGATTGCCTCCGTGGTTTCTCGTGGTTTGAATTGAACTTTAGCCATTTTTCTTTACTCCTTTCTTAGTCTTAAATTTATCGAACGGAACCTCCTTCTTGGGTTCTTTGAGCCACTCCACCGGAATTAGCTTGTCAGCAAACAGAATGCCATGCTTCTCACACCACTCGGCGTAGCTTGTTGGGCTACCTTTGTAGAGCTTTGAGCGGCTGCTTGAGAAGACCAAGCGAATATCCAGTTCAGGGTGTTGCTCACGAATCAAAAGGTGTTTCTTGCGGTCATCGGAATCCCACAACCCTTTGGTCTCAATGAAGATGCCATTAGGTAGCAGGAAGTCTGGAGTGTACAAGTGGTCACTCGCAGGGATGACGTAAGGGATACGCCAAAGTTCATAGTCGAACTTAATTCCCTTACTCTCAAGCTGCTTTGAGACTTTATCCTCTAGGCCGGAACGGAATGCTCCGACCTTGCGTACACCTCGCGCAGCGTATGCGCCAGCCATTAGAAGTCCTCGTCGTCATCCGGGGTTTCTTCGTGCTCGTCTTCCTGCCACTCCTGCTCATCGCGGGACTGACGGGATTCACTCGCAGTATAACCGCCATCTTCGGCTTCATCGGCCCACTCATCTTCACCGCCACCACCGAAGGTAGCCAGTTCGACCAGCATCACGGACTCCAGTTGCAGCTTGACGCTTGCGCCCACAGCGGTGTTCCACTTGTACGGCACCAGAGAGTATTTCACTTTCAGCTTGGAGCCGCCAGCGATAATCGGCACTTCCTGAATCTTCTTACCTTTGCTATCGACCACGACCAGATTGATGTGCTTGGTCTCTTTGGTCTTCTTATCTTGGAAAGACGCATAGCATTTGAACTTGAAGGTAGTCGTGCCATCACCGTTATCGAAGAACGGCATGTCGCCCTCGTAAGGTTTCAGTGGTTTCTTACCACGCTGTACCTGCGGCGGGTTAGCTTCGAACTCTTCCACGGCAGCAGCATAAGCCTCTTCGTGAGTCTTCACGATTTCATCGACCATCGCCTGACAGCGCGGGTCTTTATTGGAAAGAGTCAGGTCTACCTTATAGATACCACGAGGGTTGCCGAAGCCACGCTCTTCGTTGCCGTAATCCGGCTTACTCAGGTAAGCATAAGGCTCAGCAGTGCCAAGACCAGAGGTGTAGATTTTCTTCTTGAAACCAGCCATAATGTTTCTCCTTTGTGGTTAATGATTGGGTTGTTCCCTTTAGTGAGGGTAATTAGGCTTTCACTTCTGGACGGATGCGAGTCACTACGAACCCAGCGTCCTCATAATGTTCAGCCTGTAGCGTTGCCTCTTCGAGAGACCGGGCGAATACCGGAACCTCAAAGGACTCGGTGTTGCCTTCTATCGCCAGAAGGTATTTCTGTTCACGTTGCTCCACTTTGAGCCTCCTTAAAGCGCCGCTCCCACAGCGCGTACAGTTGTTGGTAAGCGTCAGCAGCCGCCTTGTCACCCTCCTCAATAGCTTGGTTCCACTTAGCGGCACACCAATCGCAGCATTCACGAAGCGTCATAACACAGCCCCCGGTGTTTGTCAAACAGTTCCTGATAGAAAGCCGCTTTCTTAAGGTCTTTCTCCATCGTTGCCAGTTCGGATTTCTTACCAGCACGCAGGCGGTACTTCAAAATATTCCCAAGGCAGTACCCACGGAACGCCTCGACGGTCATTGACCGGGCGATAACCTCAATGGCTTCCACGTTGTCGAACAGCATGTAGTGGTTCGGATGGGTCACGTCAGACTTGACTTCTGTCTTCGGTGCTTCCACGTTCGGGCCGACTTTAGGTAGCGGGATTAGTACGGATGGGTGCACCTCAGCCTCACGAATACCGAAGCGAACCTTGACTCGACCAGTGTGAGAGTAGCCCTGCACTGTTCCGGTCAGACCCTTGAACAAAGGGTTCGCTCCTGAATAACGAACGGCAGAGTTAACCGGGAAGCGGCTACGCATGTCATAATATTCCTGTAACATTACAGAACCTCCTTAATCCACTTAACGAACAGACGGATGCGAGGCCAGTAAGTGACCACGGCTTCCAGATGCGGGCGCTCTTTGTTCATCGCCTTAATGAACTCTCCACGAGTGATCAGCAGGTGAACACGGGGCGACAGTGGGACGACCGAACCAATCAGCGGCAGCTTGGCGTTGCGCTCAGAGGCCACTGCTGTAGAGCGGTCTTCACGGCGAACCGAAAAGATGCCGTTTGATGTGTTGAAGCGTAAACGCATGATGTTGTCTCCTTAACAATCAGGCCAAATGTCGTCGTCGGCAACCATTAATCCCAGCGTTGCGACGATAGCGAATAGGATAAGCCACATGGTGTGTCTCCTGTTAGTGAGGGTTAATTCCCCCGGAACGAAGAAAGGCCCACCCGTTAAGGTGAGCCAGTGAGTTGGTTACATTTTCTCTTGAGGGTTGTCCTCAGTGCCTCGGAACTTCTCGAAGCTAGGGTGACGCAGGGAGCCGTCCGGGGTCTCTTCCATGTAGTTGACCTGACAGGCCCACCCGTTGTAGAAGTCTTCACCGTGGGCTTTAACGTTGGCTGTGAACTCGTCCATCAGTGCGCGAGAGATGTTGTTGGCGTCTACTAAACGACCAGTCTCAAGAAGCACACTAAAGCCTATCACTTTACCCTCGTTGGCTAACCCTTCGGTTCCCCAATTGACACCCTGAATGATACCATCAGCTTCACACTCAGGCTTTAGCTTCCACCAGCCAGACTTCTTGCCTCGCTTATAGATGCCCTGCGGGTCTTTCACAATGAGACCCTCGTGACCTTCGGCACGCTTTGCCTCGTACAGTTCACTCAGCGAATCCATATCGTAGACCTCGTAGGTCTCAGCGATAAGCCACTCGATTTCCGGGAAGTATTCAACCAGAAGAGAGCGCATGGCTTCCACATGATACGGCATCAGCAGGTTCTGCACATCGTAGTCCTCACCAGACTCCGCAATGTGAATCGGCATGACCGCATACAGGCGAACACTGAGTAGCTTGGGGTCTAACTCAAAGGCTACTTTTGAACCTTTCAGCGGCTCAACACCACCACGGTCAAACATGAAGTTGTTCTTCTTGAGCCACTTGGTACGCAGCAGGCCAGACCCTGTGTTGAAGTCTACGCCTTTGACCATCAGTTCACCATCCAGCATGAAGCCATCAGGGAAAATGCAGCGGTCATCATTCATCAGTTGTTGCCAGCGCTTATCGAAACCGTTCAGGTGTTCCAGTGCCGGGATGGTCTTAGAGACGCGGGACAACCATGCAGCCTCAGCCACGTTGTCAACCACAATGTTCCCACGAACACCATCATATTTGCAATCCGCTATCAGGTAGCCGGAGGTCTCCAGAGCTTTCTTAACGGCGGACTCAACGAATGCTACTGCCTTAAACGGATTGGTCTTAAAAATGTTCATACGAATCTCCTGTTGATGTTTCGCTTAATCTTTTGGATGGTTGTGCGGTGGACTCCCCACTCAGCCGCTATCACAGCGGAAGGGCGAGGGTCTTTACGGATGCCCTCAATGGCATCGTTCGGAATCTTAATGGCGTGGTGCCTACCCTTTATCGCCATGTCTTTCAGGTTATCGGCCTGCGTTCCCTTGGTCAAATGCTCAGGGTTCACACACCACCTGTTATCGCACGAGTGGAGGACTGTATCTTTATTGTCCAATTCACCGATAAACAGCTTGTAAGCTGCTCGATGTGCGTATTGTGTTTTACCTTCGAGGCGAAACTGTCCGTAACCGTTAGGCTGGATTCGACCAGTCCAACGTAGACAGTCACCGCAAGGTTCAGTCTTTGCGTTGAACCGTTCGATGTTTCTCATTTCGTTTCTCCTGTTAGTGAGGGTTATTACTTCCAGTGTTTCAAATCGCTGTGAACCTTACGGAGCCATGCAGTCTGCGCGTTGATTTGTACATCGCTGTCGCTATGCTCGAAGGTTCTGGATGCCACCGGATGCCCTGAGCGTGTGAACACGCGGAGAACCTCACCGGATGACCTGCACATCTTCGCTGGGTTTTCATAGCTGAATGGCTCCACCTTCACGGTCACGTCATGGTCTTCCTGTAGACGCGCTACCGCATCTTTGTAATCGTTCAGGTTGCCACTATAGATACGTCCCATCATCATTAGTTCCACTCCCGTTTCTGTGAGTTACCGCGCTGTTGCTTGTGGCGTTTCTTCATGCGGTCACGGCGCTCTTGCCACTGTTCGCCATGCTCGTTGACCACTGAATCGCGCTTGGTAAATTTCTCAAAGTTGGTACGCATAGTATCTTACCTCATGTTGATGTGTGTTGAAAGTTAATCACAAAGGCCACCGCTGGTGATGACCTTGAGGCTAACTCTCCTGTTAGTGAGGGTTATTTAACGGCAGGGTAGAACACTTCGATTCTTCCTTGCACGTCTTCCTTCTTGTACTCAAAGACCTTTCGGCTTCCGTCGGTGTGGCGTTGAGTCAACACATAGCGGTCAGACTTCTCTTCCCACACTAGACTCGCCACTTCCAGACCGCACTTACCAAGACCCAGCTTAAACTCGGTGAGCGTCCAGCCCTTCATCGGAACGTTCGCTACGAACTTGATGCCGTGGATAGCGTGGCGCTCTTTAATCGTCTGGCGCAACTCCCGGAGTTCTTCACGTAGACCTCGGATTGTTTCGCAGCGGTTCTTATCGTCTTGCTCGGCGTACTGTAGCTGGCGCTTAAGTGTCTTAACCTCATCGGTTGACCGCCCAAGTGCTGCATCCAGTTCTTTCCGGCGGTGGTTAGCATTATCGTATCGGGCATCCAGCTTGATTAACTCAGAGCGCTGCTTAGCGTTGACGATTGAGAGTGTAGTGATAAGAACGATTGCGACACATAAAGTAATCATAAAGTAAACCTCTTAGTTATCTTAAATTAAATCTCTTAGTACCTAAAGTGTCTTAAAGTGGGAGACCTTAAGTAGTCTCCCGTTAGTGAGGGTTAATGCTAAGTGCTTGTTATGCAAAGGCAAAGTCAGACTTGAGAATGTCTTGCAGGTTCAGATTCCCTTTCTTCGGAAGCGGAGGCATCTTGTCCAGTTGGGTCTCGTGTAGCTGGTCTGCAAACTGGTCATAGAAGTCTGCCAGCACATCGTTGTTCTCGTAGGTGATAACCATCGTCTCACGTACAGCCTTGAACAGCTTACCAGCGTCTGCCGGGATAGTCCCGAAGCTGTCATGGATGAGCGCAAAGGACTCAGTGCCATACTTCTCGTGAGCATAAACGACTGTCATGCGGAGGTGGCTACCGTCCTGTGAGTGAACAAAGTTAGGCGCGATGCCAGACTCCTGCTTGTGTGCGTCAATGCCTGAATCCTTGAGGGTATTAATCGTCGGTTGCAGACGGAATTGCCCTAAGAAAATCATATCGAGACGCTTCTGGAGTGGCTTGCGGTATTCCTGCCAGACCGGGAAGCCGTCCGGCGTAGTCCAGTGAACCGCGCAACGGTGGCGCAGAATCTCCTTGGTCTTCTTGTCCTTGACCTCAGCAGCCAGCAGCTTGGCGGCAGACTTGAGCCAGTTCATCGCCTCAACCGCTGCGACTACGGTCACGCTCACCGCGTCCCAAATCAGCTTAGCCATATAGCCAGCCGCTTGGTTAGGTTGGGTGAACATCAAGCCCTTACCGCTGTCAATCGCAGGCTGAATGGTGTCGTCCAGTACCTGTTGACGAAAGCCGAACTCCTTAGAACCGTAAGCCAGCGTCATGACCGAACGTTTAGTTACGCTACGGGTTACACCATATGCCAGCCACTGTTGCGCCAGCGTTGAGGTTCCCAGCTTGAGCTTCTCTGAGATTTCCCCGGTGTCCTTGTCGGTCACGGTAAGCATCTCGTTAGGTGTGCCGTTGATTGCATCCTGTTTGAGAATCTCGTTTACTTTCTGTGCAACGATGCCGTAAATGTCCTGCACGTTTTCGCTTGGCAGCAGGTTAACCGCACGACCGCCTACCTCATCGCGGAGCATCGCGGAGAAGTGCTGGATACCGGAGCAAGACCCGTCGAACGCCAGCGGCAGAGAGCAATTGTAGCTCAGACCGTGGTGCGCAACGCCTGCATACTCGAAGCAGAACGCGAGGAAACAGAAAGGTGAATCCTGCTCGGCCCACCAAGTGTTATTGATTGGGTCTTTAGCGCAAGCCAGAATGTCGTCTACGTGCTTCTCAATGAACGCGATGCGCTCAG